CGCCGAAGTGGGCGGACTTGAAAGCGATCAGGGCGGTTTACACAGCTGCTAGGCGCGTCACTAGATTGACTGGCGTCGAGCATCATGTAGATCACATTGTCCCGATGCGAGGTAAACTCGTGAGCGGGCTGCACATTGCGGAGAATCTTAGAGTGTTACCAGGTCCAGAAAACCTCGCCAAAGGCTCTAAGTTTATGCCTTGATGGGGCAGGCGCAACTTGAATCGATACCGCTGCCGCTCGCTTCGTATCAACTGGCCGATCTTCGTGCCGGTTCGAAGCGACTGATCGGTTGCTACCCGGAGCCGGCGCAGCAGACGCAGCCGAACGATGAAGAGGATCAGCAGCCGGCAAGCTTGCGGCGCTGGCCCGGCATCTCGACGTTCACGCCGAGCGGTCTGACCAATCCGCTGCGCGGCATGTGGGAGATGGCCGGCATCGTTTATGCGGTGGTTGGGTTCGATCTTTTTACTGTCAATAGCTTCGGCACGTTCACTCTTGTGCCGGGCTCTACCGGCGCCATCATCGGCAACGGATTCGTGCGGATGACGGACAACCAGGCGTGCCTGGTGATCCTTGTACCTGGCACGGACACCTGCTTCACGTATACACCGTTTGCCGGCGGCGGCGGCCTGCAGCAGCTCACCAGCGCGTTCTTCTTGGCGCTTGGCGGCGCCATCGATGTTTGGTACGTCGATACTTTCATTGTGTTCCTCGCGAACAACAATGGCGGCAACGGTTCGTTCACATTTTTTAACGATGACGGTAGGCAGGTGTCTGGTAACACGCAGATCACCTTCACCACCGCCGCGTCGTTCAACCGGCAGTTCGGCACCGACCCGTTCTATGGAATGTGCGTCGATCACCGCGAAGTTTTGATGTTCGGCTCGCGCTCGTCTGAAGGCTTCGTGAACACCGGCAACCCGACCGGCACGCCGTTCAGCGCGGCGTCCGACACGTACATGCCGTACGGCGTCCATCCGCAGTGCCCCTTCAGCGTCGCGCTGCAGGATAACTCGGTGATGTGGGTCGCTAATGATTTAACGGTGCGCCGACGTAACGGACAAACGCCGGTACGCATCTCGACAGCCGGCGTGGAGGCGGTGTTATCGAACGCTAACAAGTTTGGGCTCCTGCCCGGCACGTACGCGTTATCGTCTCCGGCCGGCGGCCCCACCTGGAACGGCCACCCGTTCTACATTTTGACGATACCGCTCGCCGAGCGCACGCTCGTATACGATTGCGTGACGCAGCAGTGGTTCGATCTGGTGTCGGTGCTCAACGGTCAAGAGGTGCAGTACCGGGGCCTTAGCTACCTGAACGCGTTCGGCAAGCAACTGATCGGCGATTCTGAGAGCGGCACCATCGGCTTCCTGGACGACACCGTCCAGAATGAATTTGGAAATGTGAACGCGCCGGTCGTGTGCGCGTTTACGACGCAGCCACTCTACAAGGCGAACAACCGCCAGATCGTGCGCCGTGTTGAGGCAGTGGTGACGGCGGGCCAGGGCCCTACGCCAGCCGTTGCGCCACGCATAGATCTACTGCTCTCTGACAATTGGGGTGAAACCTTCGATGTTTCGGGTGATGACTCGCAGACGCTCGGCGTGCCGGGCGACACATCGAACCGCGCGATCTGGTGGAACGTCGGACAGTATTATAGCTTGGTGATGCAGTTTCGGGTGACGGACGCGTCACCCACCTTCACAGTTGCGGTGACCGCGATGGTCGAGCCTTGTAAATGGTAACCGCATTACCAACTAAGCCAGGCATCAACGGCGCGAACATTCTCTCTATACCGACGGAGTGGGACGCGACGTGGTTCCGTAAACTCATCAACAACTCGTTGAAGGGCGCGGATGTTCGTAACGCCATCGGAGCGAACGGCATCAAGGTGACGGGTAACATCTCAAGCCCGTACGCTACCATAGGCTTGGCTACTCCAGCAGGAGCGGCTCAGGCAGGAGCGATTTATCAGGGTTCGGGCGCGCCCTCGAACGCCAACGGTAACAACGGCGACTTCTATTTCAGGACTGACACTCCTGGAACAGCGAACCAAAGAATCTACGTAAAATCAGCCGGCGCTTGGGTCGGCATTGTATGAGGTGAGACATGACTAATGACATAGAATTAGCGCAGCACATAGCTGATGCGTTGAAAGATCACCCGCACGCAGAAGTGCGCGTGAACCCGACCATACAGGCAGCGATCCCGCCGCATATCGCCGGCAACCTGCTGGAGTTTTTGCGGCGAGTTAAATCGGATGGCATGGAAGTTATCGCGTGGGTGGAAGCGTACCAGTACGTGCAACAGCACGCACCCCAGCAACAGCCGCAACCCGGCGTGCCGTTTGGCGGATTACCCCCGAAGTGAGATGAGATGTCTATGTTGAAGTGGACGATGGAATCTGCTTGGGCTGCCGTCGCTGTGGTGCTTACCACAGCCGGCAGCATATACACGACCGTCCATCATGGCGGTATTGTCGACCAGCAGATCACTGATCTCAGGAACGCGAACGCGCAAACTGAGGCGCACGTCGCGAAGCACGACGATCAGCTAGCCATCATCCAACAGCAGAACTCGGCGTTGAAGCAGTCGGTGGACGACATCAAAGACACAGTCCACGATATTCAGAATCAAGTGCACAGGTGAGATCGTTATGGCAATCACGAACGAAACAGTTCTCGATCCGTCAATTGATCTGCGCCTCGCGGCAGATCTCGACGCTGCAGAGAACGATTCTCTCGTAGCGTACCTTGATACTGAAGGTAACTGGACTGCCGGCCGTGGGCACCTGCTGCCGCGCCCGGCTCCGGGACGGTCGTGGGAAGGCTTTACGGTAATCCAGTCGACCAGCGACCGTTGGTTCAGCACCGACATCGTGAACGCGATGCGTCTTGCGCAGAGCTGGCCGGAATTTTCATCGTGCGATACCGATTGCAGGAAGAACGCACTCACAGAGCTGGCATTCAATATGGCGCACAAGTTCGAGATGTGGGGGCCGACGATCAAGTTGATTGAGGCAAAGGACTGGCAGGGGGTGCACGATCACTTACTAGCCAGCCTGTGGGCCAAGCAGGTACAGCCGCACGGCTTCGATAAACCGGGCCGCGCCACGCGTATCGCGAATTATTTTCTGAGCGGGGAGTATCCGACATGAGTCTTCTAACTGACGGCATTACCGGCATCCTGAAACCAATCAGCGACATCATCCTGAAGGTGGTGCCGGATAAGGCCGCCGCTGCCGCTGCGGTGGCGCAGCTTAATCAGATGCAGGTTGCCGGACAGCTACAAGAAGAGATGGCGCAATTGCAGTCCGTCACCACGGCACAGACCGACATCAACAAAGTTGAAGCAGCTTCAACTTCGTGGTGGGTCGCCGGATGGCGTCCGTATATTGGCTGGATCTGCGGCACGGGGCTGGCGATGTCCGCCATCGTAGGCCCGACGTTCACTTGGTTGACTACATTACTAGGTCATCCTACGCCGTTTCCTATTCCGAACGATCCGCTGCTGCAGAGCACGCTAGCGGGTATGTTGGGGATGGGCCATATCACGCGCACGATTGAAAAGATCAAAGGCGTTGCTGGGCAACACTAGATCATGACTTATGATACCCCGAACCAGTATGGCGGAACGCCTATGGGGCAGGCTCCAGCTGGTTCAAAGAATCAAAATAATAATTACGGGGTGCTATCTCCGCAAGCAGCGAAAAATTACAACGACGATGAGTCGGCGCTGCTGGCGAAGTTTGGCTTAACGTTAGACCAGTACAATCATCTGGCACAAACCAACGCCATATCGCCCGCGTTGCAATCGAAAATAGATGCGGCTATCAATAGCAATTACTCCAACCAGATATTTTCACACGATGACTATCTGTCCAATATTGTTGGTAACACCGCTCTCGCGCTTAGTCTCGGTGTCGCCACCGCAGGTATCGGATCAGGCGTGGCGGCAGCAGCGGGCGGTGGTCTTGGCGGCGCAGCGGCGGGCGGTGCGGCCGCGGGCGCTGCGGGAGCCGGGCTCAGAGACGCGCTTACCGGCGCGCCTCTTACCTTGGGTAGCGTAGGTAAGGGCGCCGCGATGGGTGCGGTCGGCGGCGCTGCCGCTAATGGATTGACTGGGGCAGTAAGCGATGCCACAGGACTAAACTCTACCTTATCAAGCGGATTGGTGAAGGCCGGAACCGGCGCATTAGGATCCGCTATTACAGGCGGAAACATTTCTAGTGGGGCGCTCGGAGGCGGCATCTCTGGGCTGGCGAGCGGCGCGAATAGCGCGTTCGGCGGCGGCGCACTTACAGGCGCCATCGCGGGTTTTGGTGCATCACAATTATCGAACTATCTAGGCGGCGCGCTCGGTGGTGGCGGCGGTCCGCAACAAGGGAACAATAGTAATATGGCAGCAGTTAATCCGCAGACGTACGGCAACATTCAACTCCAAGGCGCCGGCATCCAGCCGAGCGGCGGCTCGATGGGGAACATCGTACCAAGTTCTACGTCACCTACTGGATACGCACCGGCCGGCGGCTCCGCCCCTGGCGCGGCTGGCGTCAGCACTGACTCTACTCTGGCATCGACGATAACAGGCGCGCTCCCCGGCGTACTGCAAGGCGCGGCCGGTATCTACGGCGCACAGAATGCCGCGCAGGCGCAGCAGAACGCGGACAACAGTGCGATCAATACGCAGCAGTCCACTATGGGTAACATCAACAACATCTGGAACACGCAGCAGCAGACTGGGCAGGGCGCCAACACCGCGCTACAGTCTTCTTTAGGGCTTGGCGGCAAGCCTGC